TCACCTTTTACCCTCAAAAGGCGATCGCGAACATCGCGATTTTTAATAAGTTTGATTGGAACGAGATCCATCTTATCCTACATATCATTGATATTTTTAAACCAATCGTATGTAAGTTTTTGTAATTATGTTAAAAGTAAAATTAGTTACCGAACGCAACACCAGCCATACCATTCTTCACACGAAGAACATTATAGTTGACCGCATAGACGCGAGCTGGTTTTGATGAATCGGCAGAGGTTACGCTGTTAAGAAGCAACTTCGCGTTATCAATTCGGGAGAAGTTCAGGGAGCCAGATGGTTGAGATTTAGCCAAGTTCAAGCAGAATGGCCATGTGTAGACGGTGTCTTCGTCCAAAGTATCAGCACCGATGGCGCTGCAGTGCATTTCTGGAACAACATCGTGGTGATAGACATTTGACATATTCTCGGAAAGTGCCGTACCATTAATGTACAAAGAGGCGGTTCCGAATGTGTAGTGGTCGTCCCACACGGCAGCACCCGCGTCGCCAGCGACCAAGTGAATAGCCTTCACTGGGTGATTGAAATATGTGAGATCAAACTCAGTATCGGCTTGGGATCCTGGTTGGTATTGTGTTTGAGTAATCAACAACTCATGTTCAGTTTCTGTGAAAAATTTACGCTCATCGGTGTCAAGGTAGACATAGTTCGCGTAGATCTTGGGGGTACCCGCCAAAGTGTATTGATCTTGGAGCTTTATCCGAAGTTCAACTTCGTGGTACTGGAGCGCCACGAGTGGGAGAACCTTGGTCCAATCTTCACCAAAGAAAAATGGAATGACAAAGTGATCACCCTTTGAGTTCGCGTGGGTTGTTTCGGTTGTGAATCTCATACCCGCCTTGGCAGATGTTTCATTGTAAAGTGGATTGTACACACCCTGAATGAAAAGGGAATCAAGTTCAGACACCTTTTGTCCGCCAATCCACAATTGGAAAGTTGTTGGTTGGGACGCCGCGGTGTCAAACATGGCGTTATTTCCGCCGGGTGTCGCAATACCTTCAGCCTCAATCCACACATAGCTCAAGAGATCACCCTTGGACTTGAGTGGAACGACGACTTCGTTGGAGGCACCAAAAGTACCAATGTAGTCCACGCGCTCTGGTCGCATAGAAAAATTGGTGTGACGCTTATAGTTTTGTCGGAAAAAACTGACCTGGGGTTGACCAGTGATGTACGCATCCTGGGCACCTTTAGATACAAGGTCAATCAAAGCAGCTGACATTTTTACTAATAAAGTATATTAAAATTTTCGGGCGATGATTACACAATGGTAGCCTTCCAAGCACTGACATGGGAGTCCAGAGATACAGATGACGAGCACATGATCAGTATCTTTGGTAAGACTGAGGAAGGAAAGTCAGTGTGTCTGACAACAGCATTTACACCTTATTTTTTTATTAAACTTCCACCTAACATTGACACTGCAAAAATTCAAAGAATTTACAACATCCTTGATGAACAATGTAAAGATTCTCTCGTTGGATATTCAGTTACCAAATCAAAAGATGTTTGGGGATTTCAAAATAATGAGGAGTTTCCATTTATGAAAATCAATTTTAAGAATCTTCAAGCTCGTCGCCTCACAGATTCATTTTTAAGAAGACCTCTTGATAGAACTCCTGAGCTTTTCAATATTTTTGGTGTGAGAAATGTTAAAGTGTATGAATCAAATCTTGATCCAGTGCTGCGCCTGATGCATCGCACTGGAATCCAATCCACCGGATGGCTTGAGACTGGTGATAAATGCATTCGTTCACACCTCGCAAATGTTGATATGGATTTGTTCTGTAATGATTGGACTACTCTCAAACCAGTGGCGAGAGATGATGTTGCGCCGTTTGTTGTAGCATCCGTTGATATTGAATGTAACAGTTCTACTGGTAAGTTTCCTGATGCAAACATCCCCGGAGATGCTTGTTTTCAAATTGCAATCTCCCTGTGTAAGTTTGGTTCTGATGAACCATATGATAAAACATGCCTCTGTTACAAACAAACAGATCCCAATCTGGAGGGATCCAATATATTGAGCTTTTCAACCGAAAAGGAAATGTTAGAGGCGTTTCACAAGTATCTACACAAAAAGGATGTAGATGTCATTACTGGGTGGAATATTTTTGGCTTTGATATGGAATATATCTACAAGCGTGCGCAAATCAATGGGTGTCACTATAGTTTCTTCAACTTGGGGAAGCTCAAAGATACAGAGTCTGAACTTGTTATTAAAAAACTTTCTTCAAGTGCTCTCGGTGACAATCTTTTGAAGCTTCTTCCAATGTCTGGTCGCTTCATTTTTGATATGTTCCACGAAATCAAGAAAGGATACAAACTTGATAGTTACAAATTGGATAATGTATCAAAGTTGTACCTTGGAGATCAAAAGATTGATATGGCTCCCAAGGAGATGTTCGCTCGTTACAGAGAGGAAGACCCCGTCAAATTGAGGGAAGTTGCTGAGTATTGTATCAAGGATACCCTCCTCCCACACAAACTCATGAAAAAGCTTTGTACTCTCCTGAACTTGGTTGAGATGGCTAAGGCTACTTGGGTTCCTGCGAATTTCCTTGTGGAACGAGGGCAGCAAATCAAGGTGTTTTCCCAACTCACGAAGAAGGCTCGGGAGTTGGGCTTCATGGTTCCAACTATTCGGTATGGAGCAATTCCCGAAGAACCATACGAAGGCGCTACAGTTTTGGACGCCCAAAAAGGGGCGTATTATACCCCGATTACAGCTCTAGATTTTGAAGCGCTGTACCCATCTATCATGATGGCGCACAACTTATGTTATTCGTCGTATGTTATGGATGAAAAGAAGTATGGTAATGTACCAGGGATTACATATGAAACCTTCCGTGTCGCCGATCGCACTTATAAGTTTGCGCAAGATGTTCCAAGTCTCTTACCAAGCATTCTTCTCGAGCTTAAGCAGTTCCGTAAGCAGGCTAAGCGCGACATGGCTAATGCTACCGGCTTTATGAAAGAGGTCTACAATGGTAAACAGTTAGCCTATAAGATTTCAATGAACTCCGTTTATGGTTTTACTGGAGCTGGTAAAGGTATTCTACCATGTGTCCCAATCGCTTCTACGACAACATGTAAAGGTCGCTCTATGATTGAGGAAACAAAGAACTATGTGGAAGCAAACTTTCCAGGGGCAAAGGTGAGATACGGGGACACGGATTCAGTGATGGTTGAGTTCGACGTGGGTGATCGCACGGGGGAGGATGCTATCGCGTACAGTTGGGAAGTTGGAGAGAGAGCTGCCGAGGAGTGTAGCGCCCTTTTCAAGAAACCTAATAACTTGGAACTTGAAAAGGTTTATTGGCCATATTTCCTCTATAGTAAAAAGCGGTATGCCGCCAAGCTTTGGACGAAGGGTAAAGATGATAAAATGCACATGGACTACATTGACATTAAGGGACTTCAAGTTGTTCGAAGAGATAATACACCCCATGTTAGAGAAGTTTGTAAAGAACTCTTGGATGTAGTTCTGACATCCAGTGACCCTGGTCCACCCAAGGAGTTAGCAAAAGAAAGAGCGATTGAGCTCCTTTCGGGGGATGTCCCCAACGAAAAGCTTATTCTTAGTCAAGGTCTCTCAGATACATACAAAGTTGGGGGTAAGAATGTATCTGTTACGAGTTCTGAGAGTGTGAATATCAACCAGTCACATGTACAAGTTGTCACGAAGATGCGCCAACGAAAGCCAGGGTCTGAGCCGCAATCTGGAGATCGTGTTCCGTATTTGCTCACAAAAACGGAAAATCCCAAAGCTAAAGCGTATGAAAAAGCCGAAGATCCAAAGTATGTAGAGGAACATGGCGTACATGTTGACTATCATTATTATTTTGTTAACAAGTTCCTTAACCCTGTCTGTGATCTTCTAGATCCACTGTATGAAAATGTGAAGGAAGAAATCTTTGGTGAAATCATTAATCAACACAAACCAGTAAAACCACCGAAACTCCCATCCCTCAGTGGTATGAAGAAAGACGAGCTCATTGCCGAATGTAAGCGTCTTGGTTTGGAAGAGGTTGGCACTCTCCCGATATTGAGAGGACGCCTTAAGGATGCGAGAATGAAAAAAGAAGAATCCGTTGAAGACCTATTTAAAAATTACGAGCTAACACAAAGTAAGAATGAGCCTCAATGAAAAAATCACAAAGCTTGTTGATGATGAATTGGAAGATAGGGTAAATGCAATTCTCAATGAGTATGCTGAAAAGATTTCAAAAAAGCACGGAATCCCACTTGAACTTTTACTCAAGGAGCTTCCAGAAACATTTACAAGTACAACTTGCAAGGGAACAAAGGCGGGTGGTCATCGGTGTACTTTTAGGGCGGTGTACAATGGCTACTGCCGTCATCATAAAACACAGGGGGAACGAATATGTCAACGATCTTTCTCGAGTTCAAACCTACACAATCACGGACCAGATCAGATGTTTGTGCATGGGTGTCCAGGGTGCGAGTCATCAAAGGAGCTTATAGATTTGAATAGCATAGTATAGTAATGAGCAAGAACGATATTCTACTATCATCCATCAACAACTTTTATAACGAAGAGAAGAATCGAACTACACTAATGACTATTTTGGACAAAACGAGTGGCATCTCTCTCCGTAACTTGGAGTGGTTTATCACAAACTACGCAAAGAAGAATCATACATCTTATCAAACTGGGGATGGTAAGTTATTTACGGTACACTGTGCCTATAAATCAAGTCTCAATGGCTACAGTAAACAACTTTTTGATCCATTCTGTCGGTCACAAAAGTTTGGTTACACAGTTCCGGGTACATCTCATGAAATTCAAACGACATTGGCTCAATTGAATTTCATCAAATGGTGTATTAAGAACAACATTATTGATTACATCAGTAATAATAAAGAGAAACTTTTTAATAAGCAATTGACATAAACCCTTTGTCAAAAACAAAGGTTTGATAACCTGTGTAGTACATGTGCAATGAAAATGTCTCTGTATTGATATCAATGACGGATGTATCCATCTTGACTTCAATATTAGTCTTTTCAGACTGAATCGCACTAAAGTCCAAGTTTCCCGATGGTTCCACATTTACTGGATTTATCGAGAAACTATATGTATAGATATTTCTAATTGGTCTAGACAATCTCTTTTGAAATGGAATTAAATATTTGTAATACGAATGATCTGTTTTTGATACATTTGGAAGTTTGTTTCCATTTATGAAAAAACTCGCCTCCGACATGAGTGGATAGAAGAATGTATTTTCACCTTGAAAATCAAGAGCCGAAGAAAAGTTGAAGCGGTTTTGATAAAGTCGCTGCCCCTCGGTGGCTGGAACTGGATCACCGATTGATTCATCTTCGTTTTCAAATATTGTATTTCGTAGAAACCAATGAATACATTTTACAGGTATATTTGGTACTAGATTGTTTCGTATTATATCCTTACCCAAATCACTCACAATTGTTGGATGTTTACGAACGAGATCCGTAATAAAGACCTGTCTCTGACTCATCAAATAGTTTCTCTCCTCGGGACTCACTGTGATCTCTTCCGTCACAATGTTAAATGAATCAAGTTGAATGGGGTTTGTAACCAAATCTCTGTCCGTAAAGAATGACGCCTTGTGAAACTCAAGTTCAAACTCAATCTTCTGACGGTACACGGAGCAAACTGGAAAGTATGGACGATTTGGTTTATTCGTGTCGTATTCATCACTCGCAAATTTCCGCGAAAAGAAAAAGTGTATTGGGATGACTACATCAGCGTCGTATTGCGCTTCATCTTGAAATCCTACGAGAGGTGCGTCGTCAAAACCAAGGTTTCTGTTTACAAGAAATCTATTTGCTACTTTTTCCGATGTTTCTAAATAAAGGTCATCATAGATAATCCCCCAATCATCATGGATTTTCTCAACTTCTATATCGTCAACATACATCGTAACACTTTTGAGAATATGTCTTCCCAGCTGATCCGCATAATTACCATCCGTAGGATTTCTAAGACCTGGCATAGTTATGCTCAACCACATATTGCTCAAAAGATCACCCATATTTCTGGGATTAAACTCAACCTTTAGAGTTTGTCCAAAAGGCCAACCCACCGTGACGTTTCCGGGTCTCACAATGTTCTTGTTTCTGTGATATTTCCTAAAGTCGGAATGTCTCTTGTCGGTCGTATAATTAAAGAACGACTCGTCTGGATCTTTGGAAAGCAAGTAAGTGTCTTGCTTCCCAATAGCTTTGAGCGAAATTTTCGCAGCTTCACCCATACCTATCTATTGCCTACATATTTTTAATATCCATTTTCCACATATCAATGTGACTTGTCTTTTTCATAATCTCAAGTTCATCTCTCGCCTGTTTTGCCTCCTTGAGAAGTTCTCTGACACTTTCCTCGGTGTATTGAACCGTCTTGATGTTGAGAAGGTAGTCGTATGTGCCCCCAATTTTGGGGAAGAGTTGGGAGAGTTGTCGTTCAAGGTCATCCCGCTTTCGCTTGAAAACCACAATGTCACCCTCAATGACCATCGTCACAAACTTAGATTTGTAGCCACACATCGTAGCTTTCGTTTGAAGAACTTTGATGAGATGTTCCCGTCTCTTCTTGTAATGATCAAGTCTCAAATCCACAAAGTCCTTTAGGATTTCCTCGGGGGAGTTGTACTTGTATATTCCTTTTGTGGGGTGGAAGAGATGCATGTTTGAAGTGTGGAAACTCTTTCTCAACTTGAGATCCTTGACCAAGTCTTTTCCTGAATAACCCACAATTTCAAAATCCACATCATCTGTCGTGGAATTGTTTGTAAAGTTTGTAATCACCTTCTTTTCCATGAGAGTATCCAAATACTCCTTGTAATCCTGAGTCCACCGTCCAGGTGGAAGTTCGGTAATCTTGAGTCGTGACCCGGTGTCATGCCAAATACCCTCGGCAATCCACGAACCACTTTCATCCTCCTTGAAAATCTTACCTTTGAAACCTTTGAACCACGGCCGCATTTGAGTAAAACCATGACCTTCAAGTGCTTTTTGAATGTTATCCTTGATATCCTTTGGATTGAATGGAGGCACATAACAACTGAAACCCGTACCGATACCCTCTGTACCGTTCACGAGAACCATGGGGAGTGTTGGCATGTAGAAGTCTGGCTCAATGGGGCGACCATCGTCATCCAAATAGTTGAGAATTGGATCATCTCTCGGATCAAAGATCTTTCGGGCATCTTTTGTGAGCTTTGTAAAGATATACCTCGTTTGAGACGCATCCTTACCACCCATGAGACGCGTACCAAACTGACCACACGGCTCAAGAAGATTGATATTGTTTGAACCCATGTAGTCATTCGCCAACTTGACGATCGTGTCCGCGAGAGAGACTTCACCGTGGTGGTACGCACTCTTCTCTGCGACAAATGCCGCCAACTGCGCCACTTTCATCTCATCCTTGAGATTCTTGTGGAAGCATGCGTACATAACCTTGCGTTGCGAAGGCTTGAGACCATCCGCCATGTGTGCGATAGAACGCTTCAAGTCCGCCAAACTGAAGTTGACGAGGTCCTTGTGTACAAAGTTTGAGATGCTCAAGTTCCTTACATTTCCATACGGAACTTCCAATTCTTTTGGATCTTTTGCCGTACTCTCAAGAAGCCAAGACTTTCGGTCATCCGCCTTCTTCTTGTCAAAAGCGAGGACAATTGACCTATCAGACATGATATCCATGTCAAACTTCACAGTGAGATCTTGAATCTTCTTGAAGTATTCCCGAGCTTCGGCACTCGTGCTCGTACCGAGACCCTTATAGTATTTGATTTTCCATCCAGGTTGTCCGTTTCCATACCAAGATCTAAATGTAGAATCTGTGTAGAATGACTTGGATTGAGAACCTTTGGATGCCTTGATAATTGGTGTCACCATAGACACAACAAAACCCAACTTGAGAAGACTTGGCCAGAAGTAGTGAATCATATTGAGAATGAGACCCTTGATGTGGGAACCGTCGTTATCGGCATCCGTCATAATCATGAGACGACCATACCGAAGCTCGGAAACATCTTGATAGTCCTTACCCTGTTGAAGACCCAAGATCTTCTTGAGATCGTTGAACTCTTGGTTTGATGTGAGCTGTGTGACAGAGGCATCGCGAACATTCTTACACTTCCCACGAAGAGGGAAGACACCGTAGTGATCACGACCAACGACGGAGAGACCCGCGACTGCGAGAGTCTTCGCTGAGTCACCCTCGGTGACGATGAGCGTACATTTTCCAGATTGTGCCGTACCCGCCTTGTTCGCATCATCCAATTTGGGAATACCAGTAATTTTGGACTTTCGCGTACCGTCAGATTTTGAGAGTTCCTTCATCTCCTTAAACTTTGAGAGTGCCGTGAGTTCATCTTGAATACCAGTCTTGAGAGCGTTCTTTACGAAACTTTTAGGTGGTTCAAACTTACTCCCAAAGTCTTGAGCCTTTGAAGTGCATTCAGACTTGACCTGGCTTGAAAAGGTTGGATTCTCAATAGTTGCCTTGACAAAGATGTTAAAAGTATTCTTGACTTGTTGAGGCTTCAACTTAATCTTCTTCGCCATTTCCTCAATGATACCCGACGCGAGAAGTGATGCCACATGATCCACATGCGTTCCACCTTTTGTCGTAGAAATACCATTTACAAAAGAGACTTGTTCAAGTCCATTCTCTGATGGACCGATACAGACTGACCAACGATCGGTTGTTACCGAACACACATCTTTTACACCTTCGTGCATCTTGGCGTAAGCTTCGAAGGAAGTCTTTGGAAGAACTTCTCCTTGAAACTTCACTTTGCAGTTTGGGGTCGTACAGATGTTTGCATCCCACACACGCTTTTCAAAGATCTTGTAAATGTTAGCATCCATCTTCTTCATACCAAATCTACGCCAATCGGGGGTAAATGTAATTGAAACCGAAGAAGTTGAACCACTGTGTTTCGTGATCTTCGGTGGATGGCATACAGTCATATTCTTCTCCCACTTTTGAGTATATGTCTGTTTCGCTTCGTGATCCTTGATCACAATTGAAAACTCCGACGAGTAGATATTAGTCAATTTGGCGCCATAGCCATTACGACCACCTACAATACGCTTCTTTGTGTCGTCGTAGTTTGTACTCGTGAGAAGATGACCAAAAGTGAGTTCGGGATTCCACACACCCTCCTTTTCGTGCATGCGCACACCGATACCACCGAGAGGACCATTATTCTCAATGGTAACAGCACCAGTCTCTTTGTCTATCCCCGCCGAGATGCTTGTAACACTCTTCGGATGTACAGAGTTTCGGTCGATTGCATTGACAAGAATTTCGTCAAATATTTTGAGCAAAGCTGGTGAATAATTGATATTCTTCTTTTTGAATTGATTGTCAGTTTTGTGAAGAAGCCAGTACGGTTCAGAGCTGACATCCACTGGACCAACATATGAATCGGGTCTCTTGAGGACATGTTCAATGTGGGTGAGTTTTTGAATACTCTCACCCATTCTTTCTTTAACTTTTAGGGTGTCATTTCTTTACTTAGGTTTATTCTCTTCAAGGATTTTGTAAAAGTCTTCTATCCATTTTTTCATTTCATTCCTCGTAATTGAGAGTGTTTTTGGTCTATCAAACTTAATTGCTCCTATTTGTCTCAGAGCATCTATCCGTGGATTAAACTTTATGGGTCCATTGATGTAACAACATTTACATACATGTACATTACCAACAAGGTAGGCATTATTGAGTTCAAATGGTAAATTAGTCTCACAAAGATACTTATCAAAAAGACGGTGCTCCCATCCAGCACCCTGTTTGTAGTATGGATCAAGTGGTGCGAGGCATCTATAACATAGATACTTCCATTTTATTTTCATCCTTATAGATAGAAGATGGCTTATCTTTATTTAATAGCTGTGATATTTGTACTTTACCTCATGATGCAAAATAAGACTCGTGGTATGAATAAGGCAATTGAGAAACTTGTAAGACAATCAGCCCGCTACGCCGTTGCTGCACAACAGGATGAATCACCGGTCATCGCTATACTTCACGCAAACTATGCCGCGGCTTACTTTTACGCACTGAAGGACATCGCTTCCGAATCTCAGATTCACAACGCGACGGGTATAGATGTTAAGAAGTTCAAGGAACATGTTACAAATGTTCAAGATATGGTGACACGAAAAACTTCTGAGAAATGTCCAGATTTTGTTGGAGAAGTTGACATCTATTTGGCTCAAATTGGTGGTGAGGCTGCTTAAAATAAAAATGAGATAGTT